TATTCTATTAATTTCATCAGGAGATATTATTTGTACCATATTATCTCCTTATAAACCTGCTTTTATTTTATCCCACCAACTTATACCACTTTTTGTTTTTTCTTTCATTTCTTCTTCAAGATTTAATTCTTTTACAACTAAATCTTTATAAGGCTTAGGAAGATTTTGTATTTTCACCTCTTTCCATTCACCATTTTCATCTAGATAACCACCTTGATTTACTATCATTTTATAATTATCTAGTGTTCGTTGATCTACTTTTGTTGTTTCTCCATCTCCTACACCAAGAATTTTCTTTGCATAAGGTTCTTCAGGTTCTCCATAAAATCCAACTCCAGTATATAATCTAACAATTTCTTCTTGCGACAACCTATCACCATACTTTTGTTGCAAATCACCAAGCGTTACTCCTTTTTGTGCATCATCTAATAATTCTCTTTTTACACTTTCAGCTTTTTCACTAGCTGTTGCTTTCCTAGACTGTGCTTGTTGCCGCTGCCATTTAAATATTTCCCAAGCCCTATCTTCAGCCCTCTGTTTCCGTTTCTCCTGTAACTGTAATACACCAAATATAGTTCCAAGCACATTCTGTAAAGCATTTCCTTCAAGCGATTTATAAGCCCCAATGGCTTCAAAAATATCTCCTACTCCTCTAGCTCCAGCCTGAATATACTGTGAACTTGGAACATAAATATCGGCAGGATTAGGCACTACATCAGCGCCATACATACTTGTTCTTTGTCCAGCGAGAGGGTCATACTTTCCTTCTAACTGTCTGTCAAAAGCGTACAGGGCTTTTAATTGTTCTTCACCGGCCTTTTTATATTTACTAACAGGACTGCCAGCCTCTAGTTTAGTAGCAAATTCCTTTACCTTGCTAATAGCACCAGAATAATCTGGTTTATAATCTCCTGGCGAACCACCAAATCTAGTGCCTCTTTCTTCTGCTTCTTTTTCTTGTAATTCTTCTGTTTCGGCCTCGTTAGCCATTATTCACCTCGCTTTCTTTTTAACCTTAGGCTTTTTCCATAGCCTCTCTTTGTAATGCTAAACCTTCTCTTTGTAATGCTTCCTGTCTTGCCTGAAATGCCCTCTGTTCTTCAGCCTGTGCTATACTAAACTGCCTGCCAAATTTTGCTCCTGCCATACTAGCAGATTCCTTTTCATGCTCTCTTGCCAGGGTCTGTTTGCCTCTTTCAAATTCACTTTCTGTTTTTTCCATACCAAATCCTCTTCCTTTTTCTAATCTCGTTTTTTTAAATTCTAATGCCCTATCTATTGCTTCTTTGCGAATTGCCTGGCTTTCTTTAAGACGCTTCATTTCTTTACCAACTAATCCTCCGCCTGGCTCCGCCTCTGTCGCCTCGCCTACAATTCCTCTTTTGCCAGCCGTACTCCAAAACGCTTCTTGTTCGCTTGGAAAAGTTATCGCTTGTTCTCTACTCTTTAATTCAAACTCGCTCTTGCTCTCTCTAAGTCCTTGAGTATAACTAAACTCAATCATCCGTTTAGCTAAATCAAAATCTCCTTTGGCAAGCTCAAGCATTTTTTTGTAGTAAGGCCTTAACTTTTCGTATGCTCTTTGAACTTCAGCCGTCCAGTCAAAACTGAAATCTCCAAAAGTATATTTACCGCCTTCGTATGTTGTCTCTGGTTGTGCCACTATTTACTCCTTTTTACTTTTTTTCTTTTAACCACTTCTGCCTCAAAATCCTTAAAGTGTGCTTTTGTTATTTCTCTTAAATCAATTCCTCTTTTTGCTCCTTTAGCATCAATATCATCAGGTGTTACATAATAAATTTTATGATATTTCTCGGTAAACTTAATCCTGCCGTCTGGCATTTTTTCCCAATCTATGCCATTATAGTCATAATCTCTATATGTTAAAGCCATATTTCCTCCTTTTATAATGGAATTTGACCTCCCATTTTACTTACTTCTTGATCATTCAAATACCTTGGATATACTGCAAAAAAATCATAAATTCCTTGAAACCGGCTGTTATTATTTAATTTAAAATAAGTATCATGTGTTCCAGTACTATCTGTAGACACAGATGGTCCTAAAATACTTTGCCCATCTAAAATTGTATTATATTTACTATTAGATTGATCTATTCTAAAAATTACTGTATACCATTCATTAATAGAAAGAACTGGTCCAGAACCATCAGTATTCATTACGCCTTTACTTAGTGACTGACTTCTTATCTTGCCCGATGGTAAAACCCATAATCCAACATCTCCAGTTCCACCACAATTACAGTAAAATAAGTCCCTATTATGATCCTCCCCTATAGATGTTAATTTAAATCTTATAATTGCTGACCAAAGGTCACTATTAAAAGACCAACTAGAACTTTCGACATTTCCGCTAAATTCTGTATATATAATTCCTTTGCCATAACAACCATCTGTAATTGATCCCCCAGTTCTAGTTCCATGTCTGCCATTACCACTTGAGTCTTGTGGATTGCCGCTAGTTTCATTCATTTTCCATATTAAGGCTGGACTGGATGGATTATTTTCATCTGCATCTCGATGATAATATCTATGAAATTTCATACTATGTAAAATAAACCACTATTAATAAATCTGCCCCGGCAACAGTGCTTCCAACTTGATCAATATCAAAGGTTAAATAACTTCCATTGGCTACGCTAGTTGTATCTGGCGTACCTGATGTTCCAGAATGTTCACCAGCGGCAATTGTCGGTCTTCCCGACTGAGTTGAAAATATTGTTGAACCATCTTTATTAACATCAATAATAAGGCTTGCTCCTGTTGGGGCAGTATCTACATATATAAATACTTTATCAATTGTTAATGTATCACCAGTCTTGTTATACCATCTTAAAGTTTGATCTGTTCCTGTAGCTAAATTCCCATAAACTGCTCTCTCTATTTGCGGTATTCCTGTTGCGGTTGAGTCTTCATTTTTCCACTTATTATCACTACTATCATAAGTTAAAACCTGATTATCAGTAACACCTGATATGGTCACATTGCTAAGCGTTTCAAGGGCATAAACGGTAAAATCACTAAGACTTGCTCCGGTTTTTGATATTTTACTCCAAGCAATTGCCGCGCTACTAGAAATATTGGCATTGGTAATACCACCATTGTAATCGTTTAAGATATTATCAAATTCATCATTTAGGTCTGATGCCGTTAATGTATCGCCTGTATCCCACTCAACGAGCCTACTCAAGCTTGACATTTTCGCCTCCTTCCATTGTAATTAATAATACCATAATTTATCCTTCTGCGATTGCCCTTAACCCCCTAGGCTTATATAAGACTTGATATTCTCTGATTCTTATTTCGTCTGTGCTTGTATTATTAGTGAATTTATACTGTATTTTATAAGCATTGCCTCCGCCCCAATCCAACCTCTCTCTAACAATAGTAGCTGTTCCTAGCTTATCATGGTCTAAGATAATCGGAAAAACAGAACTTGTTCCGCTTAAATCAACCGTATCCAAATCATCAAAAGTATAACCGTCTTTAGAGTAATCAACATCCAGCTCTACATCGCTTTCTACATCGCCTGCTATATATAAATATTTCCATTTGCATTTGCTTTCAGGATACGGGTTATACATCCTTGTCTTAAACTGCATATCAATAGCTTCTCCATTGTCATCTGTTGAGTTATCAAACTTGTAGGTTTTGGCGCTTGCAGATGACTCTCCAAAATAAATTTCAGGATAACCGCTTATTGTTGACATTGTAAAACATGAGGCATTAATACCTGTATGTCTTGTCCAGCCCTTAGTCAAAGTATCATAAACTAATACCAGATTATTATAAGTTCCACTATTAGTTACCGCCCACCATAGTTTCCTGCCATCATAAATACCAGCACAATTTTTAAGTTGCGATTTAACTAAACCATCCATTGTTGCTTCAATCGAATCAGATATAATTTCACCAGCTAATATCTGTCCGTACCTTGTTCTTAAAACACTCTTAAAATGCGGTATATTCCCCGCTAATGTCAAAAAGTAAATATCATTATCTGTTTCTATTATTGACCTTCTTGATTGTGCCCCTAGTCCCGTTAATCGCTCCCCCATATCGTCTACTGTAAAATCAGTTGCCCCAAAGCCAGTTAAAGACCAAACTCTATTCTTTTTAAAAATAAACAGCTCGTCTTTTAATACTCCCATGCCTATTGCTGTATCACCATCATTTGGATTAATATCAATATAGTCATTGGCGGTATCCCAAGTGTCAGGGTCATTTAATGCCGACCAATAAAGTCTACCTGCGGCGGTGAGAACAAACATATAGTTATGAAACCACTTAGCATCTACACCCTTTGGAAAAGCGGCCACTGTTGATGTTGAAGTACCATTAGTTGTTTTTAAAACTGTATCAGTGTCGTTGACAATATAAGTAGCATCTTTGGCAGTCACAAAAACATGGTCTTTGCCCGCTGTTTGAGCCGAAGCCCCCGTCAATGCCGCCCAAGCCCCACTTCCATCCCAGGCCTCAACTACACAATTGGAACTATCAGCATTGTCTCTCGCCCTAATAATAAATTTAGTGCCGCCTGAAAATTCAATCATCCCTAATGCAAGGATGGGCTTGCTAATTTTTACATCTGTTCCCTCTTCTGAGTAACCGCTTCTTTTCTTAATCAGCTGGTCGTCTAAAAAGCAATTTAAAGCATCGGCACAATAACCTTCCGACAATAGTTCGGGCTTAAGTTTGTCATTATAGCCTATAAATTTGGTTTCTCGAATAACTTTCAGTCGTTGCATATTAATTTATAATGTATGGCTAAAATCTAAATCTAAACCAACAGTATCAGTAACTCCTTTAATATCGTCTGCTTTTCTGTCCTCTAATTCCCTCTGCATTTTTGCCACTCCCGCCTCAAATTCTAATAAATATCTGGCCGCTGCTGTTTCCTCTTGTTGACCTTTTCTTAATAAAGTCCCCGCCGCCCCTAAAGAAATTAATCCACCATACCGATCAGGAAATGGGATATCAATGGTATCGCTGGCCGCATCTAATTCATCAGGAATACTTACATACCAAATAGTTATATTGTCAGAACCATCCTCATCGGGTATTGGCAAAAATCCTACATAATCGCCCCTTAAGTAATATGCTGGGGCTCTATGGACTGCCACCCCTATATTGGTATTGGCTAAATCCCTTCTAACATCATCAATGCCTATAGGCAACGCTCTTTTGGCTGTTGAATTAGCAGTATTAGGGTCATAGTTAATTTCTACCCTTTGTATCTTCCAAAAATCGCTTGGCAAAGCATATTCCTGTTGGTCTTCCACTGAGCCTGCAGTTACCTTCTTGCTATAGTAGCTTTCAAATACTTCGCAGATAGCAGTAAATAAACTCATATAATAATGGTTTATTTCCCTATCTACTTCAGCCTGTGTCCAGTCTGCAGTGACGGCCTCATCTAAATAACTTCTAGTTTGTCCTCTTAAATTTGTAAGACTTTTACTCATGTATCACTCCAATCTGTTGTTGGTTTAGTTGATTCAGTCCAGCTAGTTGTTGGTTTAGTTGACTCAGTCCAGCTAGTTGTCGTTGGTGTTGGACTTGGCCAGACGACATTTGCTTCGCTATCAGTTATCCTATCATTAAAAAAGTATCCCTTACTTGCATAAGGACTAGACACATTAAAAGCATTTGTATCATTAAATAGTGTTTCTGGTTGGTATCTAATTGTTGATGTCATAAAAATACTGGTGCCCCCCTTAATGATAAAGTATAAGTAATCACTAATTTAGGCTTGTTTGAGCCATTATCAGCAAAATATCCTTTCCAGTATGATCTTGCCGATGGGGCATTATTATCAACATCGTTAGCTGGTCTAATTCCCAACTTAGTTATTCCAGTTAAAGAAATGGCATTTTTTCCATCTGCATTTAATGTAAGCGTGTGATATTCAGAAGTAGCAGCTAAAGTTGAAATAGAATAATCGGTAGCAAATCTTGTTGACCCCCATTTTGCTATATCAAAATCAGCGGCCACTAATCCTGTATTAGAAGCAGGGTTACATGAAACTAGACTTAAATCCGCAGGATAGGTAGCTTCCGTAGTATCTCCAGTTGTTGTACTATAAAAAGATATTTCTGCATCAGTAACATTATTCTCCCCCCCAATGGAACTAGTATCAAAGAGAAAAGGACACCTACTAATTACATAAAAATATGGGTCAGCTACATATTCTCCTTGGGTTAATGGCAGTTCAACATCACTATCCTGAACTTCAGTTGCTGTTGCTGCTCCCCTTGCGTCTGCCCAAGTAGAATTACCTTCTGTTTCAAGCCTTCCATCAACACTTGTACTTTCTGGATCAACATCGGGATAAAAAGTATCAGTAGCTCTCATTATTAACGGCAACCATGCCCTAGGAGCAATTAATCCCTGAAAATGAGGGATAACGATTTCATAATTATAAATTTTGTCAATCAATTCCCCCGCTATTTCTAGTCCTTCTAAAGCCAACCTAAACTTCTTTAAATATGGGCTTTTACTAAAAAACACCGCCTGATAAATAGGCAGACCTTTTTTAGTGTATTCTCCAGTAAAAAAGTGAATACCATCAGGAGATACTTTAACAATTTTATAGTTATTCTTAATCTTGGCCCACTTTTGTAGCTCAAGATAACCTCTGCCATACCAAGTATTAGCAAAAGCCAGAAGATATTTTTGATATTTGTTAAAAAGCGACCTGATTAACATTATTTAATCTCCAACAACCAATACATTAGCTTAGCATCCCCCGTAGCGTCATCTCCAGCATTATTAGCATCTCTGCCAACCTGTAAACTTAAACTGTCTCCCGCTGTCCATGCTGTAGTTGTTAATGTCTTGCTTGCTATTTTAATTTTAGTAACAGCGTCTGCAACTGTATCTGCTGTAAAAGTATCAGTTTGAGCATACGCTTCATCCCAAGTTTCACCACTTGCTACTCCATTATGTTTACAATACCAAACTACCTTTTTATCAGTAGCTGAAGCCATTCTATAAACAATATATAAAGTAGCTGAAGCAATAGTAATTCCTAATGGTATAGGCACTTGCCACTCATCCCACTCATCTGAATCAGCATCAAAGTCTAAAGTAGTATCTTTTAAATTAGTTCCATTATTTACTGTTTTAGCTGGTTTACTAGCGTTATTAGTGTTCTGGTCAGCTGATAAGGCATTACCCATAATTCTAACTACGGTATGAGTATGTAGAGTTGTATTGCCGCCACCAGTTAAAGTATTCAAATTAGCGGCTGTTACATTAGCTGAAGCTCCATCAAGTTTATTTAGTTCCGCAGTTGTTGAAGTCAACCCATCTAATTTATCAAACTCTGTTGTTGTTACTCCAGTTGCTCTTAAATCTTTTGCATAATTAAGGTCATCTTTTGTTCCAGTAAAACCATCTAATTTGTTTACTTCTGCCGCTGTTGCTGTTATATCGCTTATCCCACCAGCCAAAGTATGCTTATGACCAGGATTACATGAACTGCTATTAGTCAATTTATAATTTAAACTATCACTATCAGCAGAGTTAGTAATACCAACATTATTCTGTAACTTTTTTATAGCGTCATTTTGAAACGACTCTAATCCAGCATGATCTACTGTTCCCGTTACACTTGTAGCCGTTGGGTCAACAGGACTATCCTTGCTAGTTGGAAAAGCTGATGTTGCCGGTGTATATGCCATATTTTATCTCCGTGCACAAATATATAAAGTTCCACCGCTTGAAACTGCCAATGCTGATATCCTGGTAAACTCAACAGGAAAATCAAACATAGTATCTGCCTTTAGCAAAAAATCTCCAGCTTGTGCTCCGCGATCGAATGCAATATACGCATCTTCTGTACAATGGAGAATTGCTCCTTTACATTTATTTTCAAAATCTGCTTCTTTTGCAATTGTTGTGCTGGTAGAAATTTGTTCCATTTCTACCGCTTTATCTGTGTCTGCCATTATTCACCTCGCTTTCCTGCCATTTTGATACTGGCTCTAATTTTTTTATATTATAAGTTCCGTTATTATATTCTCGACGGTTTAAGTCTAAACACCTAAGATGTCCACACTCAATGCCTTCGAGTTGGTAAATTTTAAATCCATATTTTCTTAACTCAATTCCAAAGAATATATCATGTCCGCCATATTTCATTGGTATATCTAATACTTTTCCCGTCTTAGCGTCTATTGATTTATCTGTCTTAAACCATGGTTCTGGTATTGTTTCAAACACTTTTCTCTTTATTAAAGTGCAACCTAGTCCGCAGTGCTGAATTTCTCCATTAACTTTTTTTATTGTTGACCAGCCATTAGCAAGTGGATAATCAACACATACCACATCTTTATCCATTGCCAACATTTTTTTTAGAGTATTTTTAGGAAAAGTATTATCATCCTCAATCATCCAAAAGTAACTGCAGTCGGTCTTTAAAGCTATTCTAACGGCCTCATTCTGTGCTTCTGGTATGGGTAGACCGATAACAGGAATAATTTCACCTTTATAACTATTCAAGTTTTCAAAGAGCGACTTTAAAGTATCTCCGAAAACTAAACCTCGCGTTGGCAACAATACTGCAATCTCACAATCTTCCATGTCTTTTTAAATAGTTTTGTTTCTCCTGCCTTTTTCTTATAATTCTTAATCCCATTTCGCCTTTATATACTCTTCCATCGGGCCCCAACGCCCTTGATTTAATATCTCTAAAAGACTCTGGTTTTACACCTGCCTTTTTATAACCGCCTCTATAATAATTTTCTTCGCTAATGTCTTGCATTTCTCTCTTGGGAGGGGAGAAAAGTCTCCCCTCCCAATTACTCTAAAAATTCCTCAGCTTCTGACTTCAATTCCGTGATCGGTTCTCAACGCGGTCACGCCAAAAATCACATCAATTGTAACTAAGAAGGCTAAATCCTTCGGAATATAGTTACCTTGAGTTCTTGGTCCAGATTGCATTGCTAAAGCAAATGCCTCCTTGTGGAACAACACATTATGAACTTGTGTTGGAGTGCCAGCCGTGGTAATAACCTGATTAGTATAATAGGTTGGAATACCATAAATATCACCCCATAAATAACGATTGTTTGGTCCAATCTTTATTGGAGTTGGCTGTTGATATTGACCTAAATAGTCAGCCTTGACAAACTTGTCGAGCTTCATTATTGCTGCCTTCTGAGAAGGTGCAATAACAAAATATCTTTCATTCTCTGGTGCATCGGCTTCGTCCAGGGTTTGAATTGCCTTAACGATGGTTGCATCAGTAATGTCTACACCATAAGTTCCAACATCAGTAGAGGTTAAACTGGAATACAGATTTAATAAAGCTGTATCCACTGCTTTTGCAATTGCATAACCTGCTGACTTAGTGTAAAGGCTTCTCAATTCATAACTTGCCTGAATTGCAGCAATGTCTTCTATTTCAAAAGAACATTCTTTATGAGTATCAATGTCAAGAGTGGTTTCGCTCTCGCTAGGAACATTGAGCGTAACCTCGCTATTGGCGCTTTTATCATTGGCCGTTAGTTCAGAGACATCGGGAATATGAAGTTGATCTCCTTTATTCTTAACTTGGCTGTCATACCTCGTTACTAATGGTGCCATTACCAATGCTCTTTCTCTAAACATTAATGCTTCGCTTGCCCACACCTCTGGAATGAAGTACTGCATATCAGTTACATCCATTGTATTTGCCATATTATATTTTCACCTCTTTTCAGAATGATAAATAAAAATTAAACGTTATTTGTCTAATTTATCCTTTGGAGAGTTTTTTTAGTAAGGGCTCTAATTTTTCCCTATTCTTTTCCCACCATACAGGTCCGTCAGGCTGTTTTAACCTCTCTCTAAAAGAAGCTAAAGTGAATGTCTTTTCACCCAACTTGACAGACGCTTTTGGCTTTTCAGTATAGGTTTTTTTCTTAACTGTCCGCGCTCTTACTTCAGCATCAACCAATTCATCATGGTACATATCCTTATAAGCAGCCTCAAGATTACCGCCAAAATATTTAGTTCTGGCATAATCCTCTACTTCGTCAGGAATATATTTGGGCGTACCATCAGATCCGTCATATTTACTCTTCAATCTATCATGCTCTCTTTCGAGATACATTCTGTCTTGAAGCATACGTAGATCTTCCTTGGTGACTACTCCAGAATCTTTAAGCGGTTGAATCAACTGCTTAACCGCCTCCTTGATTTCCTCTTTACTTGGAGATCCAATCGGCTTAGTTTCTGTTCTAATATCACCAGGCGGTTGTTGCCTTGCTCTTTCTAGTTCAGCCTCAAGCTCTTTCTTCTTTTTTACAAGTTGAACGATACGATCTTGAGTTGAACCAGAGAGCTCTCCCCAAATTTTTTCAACTTCTGGATCTGGTTTTTTAACGACTTTACTGTCGACTTTTTCAGGTCCTTCCGCTGGCGTTTGTTTCTTGGCTGGCGATGCCTTCTGAGTTTCTGCACTCTCAGACTTGACTTTTGTATCAGTCATTACGCCTCCTTCCTCTAGTTACGGTTATGAGCCGGCTCCTTAACGCGGAGCAACGAATTTATAATGGTCAATGTGCTAATTAAATACTAAGTGCTGCGGATGAGGATAAGCGTTTGCCTAGGATAACCTCATCAATGTTGGCAGCAGTAGCTTTAAACAATAACGTTTAACCAACATACCGCCTTCTCCCCCTATAATTCCCTGGGGGCGGTCGGCGTGCCTTAGGCCGCTGCTAACAGCCTTATTCAGCCACTCCAGCACTTAATATTTAAAAGAACTAATCAAAATAATCTTGCCATCTTCCTGTTGGATAAGGATTATTTTTACTCTTTTTCTTTAATTTTCTTCTGGCAGGCTTTTTTGGTATATTCGCTCCTGAACGCCTTGCAACATCAAGGGCAATGGCAATAGCCTGTCTTCTTGGTTTTCCATGAGCCATTTCTGTTTTAATATTTCTTCCTATATTTTTCTTTCCTTTAAGCAAAGGCATTTTTATCTCCTTTTTCTTCTTCCTTTTGCGCTTAACTTAGCCATCTTCTTTTTGCCATATTTTTTACGGCCTATGTAGCTCGCTAATGCGGCGGGATTTTTTACTTTTCTCTTTCCTTTTCTTCTTGCTAAAGTTTTCTTCAGTTTTTTAAAACGGCTTCCAGTTCCTAATTTTCCAGTAACTTTATAACGCTTAGTTTTTCTCTTCTTGCGTTTAGCCATCTTTATCTCCTTTTTCTTCTTCTTCTTTTTTTAGGAAAGTTTTTAAGACTGCCATATTTTTTCTTATGTCTGGCTTTTCGTTGCGCTAAAGTTCTCGGTATTCCGTATGGCATATTTAACCCCCTTTTTACAAAAGGAGGAGCTTACAAACTCCCCCCGTTGTAATATAAATAAATTTTTAAATTTACTTATCATCCCAGATAATAGTTACATCGTCTGCATCTGTATGGACACAGCCGCCATTAAGCTGTAATCCGGGATTGAATTCACTTGAAAAAGTAAGTTCGTAAACCCAATTACAACCAGCTGCATGACTTGGCTGCACAAATTTCAAAGCAATGTTAGTAGAATCAACACTACCAATTCCGCTGGCAGAACCATAGGCTCCTACTTTATTGTAAAGATTTAGGACATCACCATCACTTGGATTGCCAAAAATAATTTTCTTGATAAAAACATCTTGGTTAGCATTGCCAAAATCTGTAGCGTCGCCTGCACTTGTATCTGACTCAATATAGGTATAACGCATAATAATTCGCTAATTTAGCTTTTTCACCCCCCTTCGAAAAGCCAACTTATAATCTCACAAAAAAACCCGCCTTTCGGCGAGTCGTGTTTACCACTCTCTCGTGATTAACTAATATATAGCACTAAAATAAAATTCTGTCAAGAGGTTCTTACATTCGCATAAATCTTGTTTGTCTCCTTTGTGGCATATATTTGTATAGCGGGTATGCTGCTACTTCTGTTGTTACATACCAATAATCTGTTTGTAATATTGTTGTTGCTGGCGGAGATGGGCTTGGCGATATTGAGGGGCTAATACTGGGGCTGACAGATGGACTCAAAGAGGGCGAGATTGAGGGAGATAATGATGGCGATAACGATACGCTTGGACTGACTGATGGCGAGAGGCTCGGAGATATAGAGGGGCTGATACTAGGACTGATTGAAGGACTGATAGATACACTTGGAGAAACTGAGGGACTAATACTAGGAGACAAACTTGGTGATAAAGAAGACGAAAGAGAAGGACTTAAAGATACACTTGGACTAACCGATGGGCTTAGACTAGGAGATAAACTTGGTGAAATTGAAGGTGATAGTGATGGGGACAAGCTAACGCTTGGCGAAACTGATGGGCTTAAACTAGACGAAACACTTGGACTCAAAGAAGGTGAAATTGATGGAGAAATTGAAGAAACTGTATAAGTAACCTCTAATTTAGGGTCTTCTGTTGTACCATCTGTTTCCGACATGGAAATATCTACTGCATTTTCTGTTGGACTTGATCCTGAATCGATTGCACTATTTAATAAATCATGACCCTCCCTCATTCCTATTTTGGTATAACCTGTTTTAGAAATCCAATCTAGGCCAGTTGCATTTAAAGTCCAAGTATTATAAGCATTAGTATTGATACTTCCAATATCAATCTGATCACTTCCTTCTTCAATCGATGCTTGATCAGCCCTGCCAGCAGTACCATTATCTGAACCACAATCAATATAATCATCATTTTGTAAAGCAGTATTGCTTGCCTGAAAGGTTTCAACGATTGCTAAATAATCATCGCCATCATTATCATCATTAACTTTTGAATTAACATATCCCTTGAAAACAGCCGCACTAATTTCTGAACTTGATCCTATCTCAGAAGTATCAATAGGAAAAAACAAACGCTTAATATAATAAACATTGTTAAAAAATAAAGTAGTAACTGGTGATGCCGCAGAAGTATAATCACTTTCTTCTCCTGTACTATCGTGGGCAGTATTCCAATTAGCATCAGAAACAACACACTGTCCATCTCCGGCCCCAGAATATATAGGGTCCCCAGAAGCTAAGAATAATTGAGGGAATACTCTTGGTTGTTCAAATAGCCCGCAGTAATTTAAAAGTCCTTGATATTGGCTTAAATCAGCATAAATCTTATAATTTCTTTCCTTTTTAAGACTCTCTAAAACATTAACAGCAGCTAAAGCATAATAAAGTTTTTTAGCAAAAAGAGGATAAGTTCTAAAAACAGCTTTATTCTTATAAAAATAGGCATTAGGAACAAGTTTGTGGATTTTTTCTGAAGGTTTAATTTCGTGATTGATACCTAAGAATTTTCTACCAAACCGATTATTAGCAAGTTTAATAAGAGGTTTTTGATACTTTTTAAATATATCTTTAACCTTTTGTCTATTTTCCTCAATCTTCTTTTCTTTTCTTATTTGGTAGTATTCTGGAGAATAAACTCCATTTTCTTTTTTAAACATTATTAAACCGCCTTCTGATAAACCCTGCAAACTATTACATTACTAGCGCTTTTGTAATTGGTTAAATCTGCTATATTTCCGCTTAAAGTAAAATCAGTGTCTACAGCCGAACTATTGTCGCTGTCTACTGTTTCCCAAGCAGACGTATCATGATTATATATTTGTAAGTAAACTGTTGAGAAAGACGGCGCGCAGTTTGTCTGTCCCTCCCACTCTAAACTAACAGAATTAGAAGCTCCCACATAATCCTTAAACTGATGAATTGCATATTCGTCTGTCGCACTCTGGCTCACTCTTACATCATTTTTAGTATCTACATCTAAGTAATCTTGTTCTGAATAATCATTTTCCAAAGCAAGTATTCCTGTTGGTAAACTGGCATAATCGCCTCTAGTATATGCCTCCCATCCTGGACTTGGTGATGGCGATATACTAGGCGAGATTGAAGGGCTTAGGCTTGGACTTACTGATGGACTAAGCGACGGACTCAGACTCGGACTAAGCGATACTGACGGCGACACCGATGGTGAAAGACTAGGGCTTAAACTCGGTGAAACTGAGGGCGATAGGGACGGACTCAACGAAGGACTAATTGAAATAGATGGTGAGACTGAAGGACTAACCGAGGGAGACAGGGACGGTGAAATACTAGGACTTAAAGACGGACTCAAAGAAACAGACGGGCTGACACTAGGACTGATAGAAGGGCTTAAACTCGGTGAAAGACTTGGTGAAATCGAAGGAGAGAACGAGACTGACGGGCTAATTGAGGGAGAAAGACTAGGTGATAAACTAGGTGATATAGACGGACTTAAACTGGGCGATAGAGACGCCGAAGGTGAAACCGATGGCGAAATACTGGGTGATAGACTTGGACTGAGTGAAGGACTGACACTCGGACTCAAAGAAGGACTCAAAGAAACAGATGGACTGACCGATGGCGAAATACTTACACTAGGTGATACAGAAGGTGAAATAGACGGGGAAATACTCGGGCTGATTGATGGGCTAATACTTACTGACGGGCTTACCGATGGGCTAATTGAAGGAGATATACTAGGGGACAAACTCGGGCTTATAGATGGTGAGATTGAAGGACTGACTGAAACAGAAGGAGAAACACTCGGTGAAATTGAAGGGCTTAAACTAGGTGAAACACTAGGACTTATGCTTGGCGACAGGGACGGACTAATAGATGGGCTTATAGAAGGAGATAAACTCACACTCGGACTCACAGAAGGACTAATTGAAGGAGATAAACTTGGTGATAAGCTTGGCGACAAAGAAGGTGAAAGTGACACACTCGGTGATACTGACGGCGAAACTGAAGGAGACAACGATGGACTTATGGATGGTGATATAGACGGGCTTAGTGAAACAGACGGACTAACACTGGGCGAGATAGATGGACTAATTGATGGACTTAGTGACACTGATGGGCTGACCGAAGGTGAAATACTCGGTGATAAACTTGGACTAATTGAGGGACTCAAACTGGGACTGATTGATACTGATGGCGATACCGAGGGACTGATTGACGGTGATAGGCTCGGAGATAAACTAGGACTTAAAGAAGGAGACAACGACACGCTGGGCGAAACCGAAGGGCTGATGCTCGGGCTGATAGACGGAGAAATTGAAACTGATGGAGAGACACTAGGAGAAATAGACGGACTTAAACTAGGACTTAAACTAGGACTCAAAGAAACTGAAGGACTTACGCTGGGACTGATGGAAGGGCTTAAACTCGGCGATATGCTTGGTGAAATTGAAGGCGAAAGTGATACTGACGGACTCACAGACGGAGAAATACTTGGCGATAAAGACGGACTCAAAGATGGACTAATACTCGGCGATAAAGATACTGATGGCGAAACGCTAGGAGAAATAGAAGGGCTAATACTAGGACTGATTGAAGGACTAAGAGATGGCGATATAGATACCGAAGGACTAACTGATGGACTGATTGAAGGAGAAATTGATGGTGAAAGAGATGGACTAATGCTTGGACTTACAGAACCCGCCGTTGTATAAGTGCAGTAAATAGCCATCTCGCGGTCTCTACTGGCATCCTCAACAAATGGATCAGGCCAAGTTCCGTAAGTCTGTACGTCTTCTTTGAAATAATCAGCCGTTCCCGTGTCATACCAGTAACGAATATTTGGCCTACACCAAAAGACCAAATAGTAATCAGTGCTGGCCGATAAAGAACCGCCTGTCAAATCAACAGTCCATTGCTGTTTTGTGGTGGAATTAATATAAGCCTCATCCGTTCCCCCATCTATTAAGTTATAGCTTAAATCATAAATAGCCGCTTTGACATTTGCATAATCACCAGAACCAACAGCATTACTATAAAAACTCATTGAGGATGCCGTTCCAGCCGTCGCTCCCATTGTAAATCTAGATCCCCTAATACGATCGTCACTCCAATAACCGCTTGAGGCTCCCTCGCTTTCTGTCCCAAAAAGAGGATCAACGCTTACAGGATAAACTGCTTTGTTTAACCAGTCTTGGTCGATTGTGATTGTTAAAGTATCACGAGCCTTATCTATTTTTAATTCTCCCCAAATTTCTTTTCCAGCCGCGTCTTTTATTTTTGGCCTATAAATATGAAACGCCTTGCCTGTTTTATAATTTTTGCCGCCCACTTGAGAATAATCGTTCTTCTTGGTCGCATGATAAACAGCGTAAGACCCGATTACATTTTCAGGCCGATGACAACCTTCATCTTTTTCTTCTTGGGTTAATTCAGGTTGATAAAGAAATCTTAATCCCTTGGTTTCTATTGAAAATTCAAGGATATTAGAAGCGGGCTTTTCTTTAAGGATGACTTCAAATTCATAATTCTTGCCATCCTCATAGAAGTAAACCTCTTTCTTGCTACCAATCAGCTTTATCTTTTCGCCTTCAGTAGTTAAAGTTTTTGGCTCGTCGTCAATTAACCTAAACGAAGCATTAACTTCATTCGACCACCTGGATAATTTAAACTGAGGCCTGAAAACCGACAAGTCTTTGTCGTCTCCCAAGACAATATCAATTCTATCTTCCCAATTTTCCTTTACACACTTTAAAATAGCCTTTTTTCCAAGGTCTAAGTTGTATCCTTTATCCATCAGTGTTTTTGGTAATTCTGTTATTTCCATCTATCTCTCTTTTCTTTTTAACTCTTTAAGGTCTTTATCTGACCATCCTGGAACTGGCCAGAACTTCTCAACTAACCAGCTAACAGGATATTTTTGATTGACCAGTCTGCCACCCATTATTTGTCTCCAAACGTTCTCCTTTGTTTTAAGCTGTTCTCTACCAGAAACAGGCCATGGGAATTTGAGATTTTGATTAGTTCTAAATAAATGCGCGTACCATGTATTGTGATTAACCAATACCCTCCCGCCTGAAAGCCACATTTTACAGCTTACTTCTATCCCTTGATGTCCCCAACTCCCAAGAGTTTCATCGCAAAGATTTAATTTTAAATATTTCTTTCTAGTTACCATAAAACACGACCCCTGAATACTCATGGTTTCGGTTAATCCTTTTTCTTTCTTATTTTTAATATACTGGGGTCTATGTTTCCAATCTTCAAAATAACAAAAAGTCGGCACGGCATTAAAACAATAAGATGTGCTTTGGGGATTATGTTTACCAATCCACACCAGTTTCTTCCTTATATATCTTGAGTCATTACAGCCAGGACACCTCATTCCCTTTTTCCCATTGGCTTGATATACTTTATAACCACATCTATAGCACTTCCAGTCAAACGCCCACAAATTTCTCATAATCGGGAGCATAACCACGTTGTCCCCTGTTTTCTTAAACGCTTCCAGCATTTTTACATCAAATCCCTCATCAAAAGCGCAATGAGCATCCAGCTTCATCACATACTTGCCCTGCGCCAATGAGACACAACGGTTAGTTATCGCCCGCTGGCCAATAGACTCAGGATAGTAAATGATATTTACGTCAGGATTTTGAACTAATGGCGGGTCTGCCCATTGACCATCCAGCCCAACAATAACTTCAGTATCAGCCCGTTTGTTTTTAAGAATATCTTCAACAGTATTCTTTAAAAATTCTTCTTGTCTCGCTGGTATTAGTATTGATAAATCTTTCATAGCTTTTCCCTTTTTAATAGTGTTGTTGATGTTGATATCGCAGCAGGTGAACCAAATGTTCCTGGTGGAATTTTGTTCCTTTTACATTTCACATTAGTACAATAAAAAGCTGTAACATAATTACACATCACACAATCTAATTTACTTCCACATAAATCACATGGCTCTTTGAGTTTCCCTTCAACATATTTCTCAAAATCTCTTCGTGCCTTTTTCCACTTCTTATTCATATCGCCACCACAAACAACACATTTACCATCTACCGAACTAGTTGGTTTTTTACATTTACAATGTTTCATTCTCATAAGTTAAATATCTCCTCCATTGTTCCCCAATAGGGCAATTTATATCTTCTTTTTGTCCCCCGCCTATTTTTAGTTAAATTATTACTGTGTCTAATATCTACATTTGGAATAGTAGTTCTCCAATTCTTTCCCTTATATTTAGATAAATATTGTTTTAATTTCTCTCTTACATGAGCAATGCTTTTACCTCTAGCCAATCTCATCGCATGGTCATAGTCCATCGCTCCTGCCTCGCCTATTCTTCCCGATGGATACCTTTTAAACCAAGCAGGATCGCTCATCATATCTATCCTATCTTGGGTAGCTTGGATCATTATTTTAGTACCACAGATAAGCTGAGAATTAACCTTCCGTTTCTTAAAAAATGAAAACATACCATTGTATTGAGGATTGTCTTTACTGTAATACTGCAACATATAAACATTTTCGTTATACCAGAATGTTTCTTTATCTGGGGGAACAAAAGTAAAATGTTCTTTGGTATAAAGACAGTCATGTTCCGCTATTGCGATAAAATCAGTTTTCACTATTTTTAAGGCTTCCATCATTTGTTTATTTATTGTCAAACTATTTCTCTCCATTTTTCCGACGCAGATATTATGTCCAAAATCAATAGGTTTCTGAGACACAGATATTAATGGAAGGTCGCCAATAGATTTAAGAATATTTTTTTGGCACATCAAAAATATATCTCTGTCTAATACATTGTCTGTGATATATATAACAGTTTTATTTTTCATATATTAACGGATAAAAAACCAGCTCAGTGCATGATCTTTTTGCATCTTTCCATTTGTTTCTCCTAAAATATACCAATTCTTTATTCTCAAAGCCTTCATAAATGCATCTACAACAGGACCAACATGATTAATATTATTGCGGATAGATAAAATAGGGGTAAAATAATCGTGTCCCGCAACTATTCCTCCTTTTCTAACCTTCCATGTCCAATCGTAAATATCTTCCGCAACATGCTTAAAATTATGATCCCCATCAATGTATACAAAGTCCAAACTCCTATCTTTGAAATAATGAACAGCATCCATTGACGTTTTTCTAATAATCGTGCAATCATTATAGGGAGCTAATGCTCTTTGCGTATGCTTATAAAGAAATTCTTGTCTTTCTTGATTTTTTGCTCCCCTTCCAGTACTAGCGTAAGAATGCCACGGATCGATCGCATACATCTTCAGCCCCGCCTTACAAAACTTCTCTGTAAACGCCCCCTTATAAACACCAATTTCTGCCCCGACCGTATAACCCATTTGCTTAAAAAACTCTGGCAGTTCGTCCCTTGAACAATCAGGTATTTCAAATGGGCTTCCTTTTTGTTTAATTCCTTCAATTATTTTCACAAATACTCCTTTCTATTGGCATAATTATTTTATTTAATATATTTAATCCGCAATAAGTCTGCTCGTCCCCAGTATGGGATTTCTGACCTGTCTATTCTGTCAGAATGAGTATATGTCCTCATTGATTGGCTTGTCTTAATCTGAACAACAGGATTTTTGGTTTCCCAATACTCTATTTTATTAAACACATCAACCTTGCGATGCCGCTCCCGGGGGAAGTTTTTTTCTTCTACGCTCCATTTTGGCGCCCCCTCAAATAAATAATTCAACCTATCCAAATAATATTTTCTGCCGATAACTTGAGCATGGGTTGCTCCTTCTTCTTTTTTCCAAAAGATGGGTCTTTTATGCGCCATTACATACAGGTTGGAATTGCGATAACAGATATCATCTCTTTCGGGAATAAACTTGAAATAATCTGGCGGGTATAGACAATCTGCTTCTGCTGATATAACAAACTTGGTCTTGGCTTGGTTTAATCCTATCTGGACTTGACGAAACATATTAAATCCTGACGCTCCGACATCTCCTACGCAGATATTCTTTCCCAATCTCATTGGCTTTTGCGACACGCTGATAATGGGTAAATCCCCGCCAACTTTTAATAAATTGTCAATAATCCGTTTTTCAAAATCAGGTTTTTCTTTATTGGATGTATAGTATAAAATTGTGGCTAAACTTTTCATTTTTATAATGCTATAAAATCTTTATTTTTAAATCTTCCCTTTTTAGTTCCTGTAATTCCATAAGAACGAAACAGTTTAATCAATCTTTCTGACATTAAAGGAATACCTAATTTATTTTTACCATACATAAAGATATTTAAAGGGATATCTGGCATGGCGCTATCCTTATAGTAAGGGAAAAAATGAACAACCTTCAGGGGTTTGGTAGCAAGATTATAATTATGCTCAACGTTCCTCATTCCAATTTGATAGGTTATATTTAACTCTTTGATTCTACTGTTAATATTATCTTTGTTCTCTTTGGTTAATTTTACTAAGGCTCTCTCGTCTTCATTTTGAATTTCATAAATTGTATCCACTATCGCTTTAAAAATATCTTTTGCCGATAGTTTGAAAAAATAACTACCTAGACACCATTTTTTAGACCAACCATAAGTTGTAAATCCTGCATCGTAATTATCAAGCTCTAATTCTGAATCTTTTATAGGATAATTTTGATAAGCCTCAAGGTCATGAGACCAATATATTTCATCTTCCTTTAATAAATCTTTCTCCAATAAATATGACACCACAGTAGTTTTTGTTGAACACGCCCTATTTTTAACCGTGCAAAATCCTTCATCGCCAATAACAATAGATTTAATTCCATTATATTGATAATCAAAATTAGTCATTACTATTATATCTTCTTTCTTCCATCCTAAATCATAGCTATTATCAATCTGAAATCTCATTAAATTTTCATACGAATCAAGAAAACGTTTCTCTGGAGTTACAAATGTTAATAAATTCTTCATATTCCCCAACGTTTTTTAATTTCTTTCTCGTAATAATCCCGCCAAACCTTCAAAGCATACAATCCGCTTTCTCTTCTTAATGACGGGTTTTCTTTAGTCCCTTCATGCCTGCCCTGCGTAAAACTTCTGTGCTTGTGAGCATACCAAGTCTTCTTATTTAATATCAATCGGCCGCCCCTTTTCCAATATTTAAATACCATTTCATGCGAGTCCTGATACATTTGCCCATAACCTTCAGTTTGCAATTCGCCGACAATATCCACAAAACATTTTTTCCTTGTTACCCACATTGATCCCTGCATGGCCATTGTTTCCACCAAGTCCCTATTTTTATACTTTTCATCCCTTGAACGCCACCTTTGTCCAGAAAATTTCCTGCCATCCTGAATGACTAATTTCTGAGTTAAAACCGGCTCTATATTCATCACTTCCCATTTAATAGGGTCAAGAAAATACTGGGGGGCTGTGACGATCCATTTGCGCGGACAATTTTCTGTTAATATCCTGTCATAGCCCTCGCCAAACATACAATGCTGGTCTGTCCGCATTATATACTTGCCCCTAGAAACAGCTACGCCGGCATTAATAGCCCCTCTCATGCCGCGGTTCTTGCCTAAATGGACTATTTTTATTCTTCTGTCTTCTTTAATTTGAGTAACAGGCCAATAACCATCTAATACGGGGATAACCTCAATCTCGCCTCTGGCATTTTTAAGAAGGGAATCTATTGTTTTATGAAGTAATGGATCCCTATAGCTTGGGATGATAACTGAAAGCATCTTTAACCTCCAGTTTTTTCGTTAGAAATTTCCATCACCCTTACATTGGCGCTTCCAGCAGAAGTCCGACCATATAAGATCATTCTCGTTCCAGCATCTATTACTGGAGAATATGTCTGAGCTAAAATAGGCAACCCAGTCAGTGAAGTAACATTACTTCCGCCAATATAAATAGTGGTAGAACTAGAATTGTTAAAGATCATAATAGCCCGTCTGTCATCAAGAACCCCATAGGTGGGTAATTTAGTTAGGCTTGTTGTCACTGTTGCCGCCGTTGTATGAATAAAACCCCTTAAAGGATTAATATTAACATTGGTAACAGGCATTGGGGTTTTAGTTGGAGGAAAGTTACCAACATTTATAGTGTCTGGAAAATCAATTTTTGGGATCTCAAACTTAATCTTTTTAATAGCTTTTATAATTTTATCACTATTATCTACTACGGGCTTAGTTTTTTTAGCCAAAAGCTTTTCTATTCTTGTAAGGTTGTTTATAATGCCAACATCAGAATAACCGCGTTTACTTTTCATAACTGAAACAAGTTTATCAACTGCCTGTACTACTGGCCTCATATCTGGAGCAGATATCTTAATCGCCTCGCCAATCTCATTTTTTAAATCCTTCAACAAAACTACTAGCTTTTCATAGCCTTTATCTCCCTTAACCGCATTTAATATCTTGTCAATTGTAAGCTGTGAATCTTTAAAAGATAAAGCTAGCTTTTTATATCGATCTTTTTCTTCCTGCGCCATTTTCTTTAATAAGCGGTCAGCATTGTCTCTTAACCTTAATAGTTTTGCTTTAGTAAATTTTGCCATTATACTTCTTCTCCTATTTCTGCCAGACTTTGCATTAGAGCCTGTTCCTCAGGCGTTGGCTGGGGCGTTCCCGATGGTGCCCCCGCTGGCATACCTGCCATTCCTGGTGTTGGAATAGGCACTGGCGCAGCCATTCTTTGTTCTGCTGCACCTCTTGCTCCGTATTTTTTAGCAAGTTCTTCATGTAAAGCCATGTGTTTTTCTAGTAATGGATTAGGCGTGATACCAAGCGCCTCCTGATGAACAATATTATGGACGCTATGATGGTCAGTTACTTCTACTGGAACATCTATCCCTTCTTGAACTATCATTATATTTTCCTGCCTAGCAATATCTTCATCAGTAACTCCGCCTTCTGCTCCAACCGCCTGTTTTCGTCTCATCTCCTTTAAAACTTCTTCTTTTCTGGTAGACTCAATAATATCGTCAACATCCGAGAATTCTAAGTGTTGCAAGGCTGTTTTTTGGTCAATTAAACCAGCGTTGAATAATTCCTTAATCCTCTCTTGTCTTGCTGTTTTAGTATAAGCAAGCCATGATCCTATCGTTACTCTAATCTCGTTATCCGAACCAATTATCGCCAAGTCAAAAGTGTCTACGCCAATTTTAACTGTCCTTTTATTTTTTCTCTTCTTACCGGCTTCGCCAATCGCCGCAAAGTGTTTAATATTGCCGCCCATGCCTAAATCTTTAATTACTTTTGGCACATCATAATTTTCAGCTACCGCCTTAAGTATTTTCTTACCGACCTGAACCATAAAATCTTCTAGGTTATCAACTAAGTCTGATTGGTTCGTGCTGTCAGCTTGTTTTAATTCAGCGATAGCGATCCCCGACTTGATAGCCACAGGCAATCTTCCCATAGAAATTTCATGACTTCCCCCTAAATCCTCAATATATCGGCGGCAACTTTCTATCTGCGTCCGATAACTAGGCGGCAACGGAGCAAGCGGTAAAGATGTAACTTCAGCCCCCCTATTTTTCTCGATAAAATCACCGTGTTGATTAGAAATAAGCCTTACGCCAGAGTTTTTGTCAATCACAATTCTGCCAATTGCATATCGATAGTTATACATAAATACTGAACCCTCAAGGGCGTTTAGCATTTTATTAACTGGAATTATATGTTTAGCCCACGATTCACCATAAAGCTCGCATGGATTTATATCTGCTTGATATAAAACAAACGGAAATTCATCTGTCCGTTTTAGTTGGACTTTTAAAGGATCAACTTTAAAATCTACATAGTGGATTATTCTCATTAAAACCTCGCCTATTTTTAAGTTATCGGCATCTTCGTTATTTCTTATAAGCTCTGCTTTAAGTTCTTTAACATTGTCTTCGCTGACCCTTACTTTAATCCAGGCTTCCTTTTCGATCGCTCCTTCCTCTTCTTCCTCTTTAGTTGTACCGCCCCTGTGTCTTAAAGCTTGTTTTAAAAATTGTTTAGCCGGCGATACTGCCAACATCGCTTCGCCTTTTTCAGGCATATCATCATAAAAATCATATTCCTCGTTAGTAGTAATCTCGCTCAGTGTTTTTCTAACCGCTTTAATTACATACTCAGCATCCTCAATACTAGTGGCATTGGGATCAACATAGAAGTCATAGGGATCAATAAGCCAAACATAAACCTCTCCCTTGCCGTGATCGCCATTAGGATCATAACCGATCTGCCATGGTCCGCCTACGGAAAACAAAAGTCCCTGCATTACTGTTTCCTTAATCATTTTCCTGAGATTAAGGCGATTATAGTAATAATCAAGCAATCTGCCTGAATATCTAGCGTTATTAACTGACTCCTCGGTTTTGCCACAAGGCAACACTTCCCACTTTGGTTTAAAATTAGTTACTTGGTTCTTGACGCTTCGCATCTGTGCCCATAGAAGATTGATGGGGATTTTAACTTTGCGTCTGCTTGTAAGCAAAACGGTCTTACTATCAGGACTATAACTTGAGAATTGATAGCCGCGCCTAAACAAGTCTCTAGTCAGCCACTCCCAATCATAACGCTCTCTCGCTTCAAAAGCTGACTTAAACAAGGATTGCGCTTTGCTCTTTAACTCCTGATTTCTAATTCGCTCCAAAATCTGCTCTTTTTCCACTTGTTTTTTGGTTTTACTATCTGCCTTATCGCCGGCGTTGCCCTTTTTGCCAACACTAGACTTAACTTGCTTTGGTTTTGACTTCACCTGTTCAGTTTTTTTGGCATGGAGCCTCTTTATCTTGGTCGCTTTTGCCATAATTCTCCTTTAAACATTTATGATCTCCCGAGGTGTTATATTTCACCCCGTTGAAAGTCCACAGTTGAACTCCCCTCGACAAACCATAAATCATTTATATAATTTTATTTTCCTTGCTGGTCCATCGTCTACCTTAACATTGACAATATCTTCCCATGGAATTCTGTTCTCTTCAGTTAATTCTACTATGTTGGGTTCAGCCTTAATCTTATTGGGCGGCGCTTTCTTGCCCGCCCTAATCCTATTCCATTCTTGAAAACTGCCAGCCATAAGCATTTCATTGGCTGATTGCATCTGCTTTAATAAAACTTGTTGTTTCTTTTGAGAATCAAAATAAATAAAACTAGCGAAGCCTAAAACTGCTAGCAACAATATAGATAAAATAATAAATTCTACCATGGCTATAAAAAAAATCGCCTTTCAGCGATTTCGGATATATTCCCTTAATCTACTTATTTTATAGCACTAAAATAAGTAATTGTCAATTGATAACCTAATTAAGCAGTGAAAGTCTGCCCCGCTGCTTAATCCAATCATCAATTACTTCTTTTTGTGCAAATACTTTTTAGCGTGAATTATATCGGTGCTAAATACTTTGCCCCCCCTTACTATACAACTTACTGACACATCGCCGTACCCAGTGGCATTCGCCACTTTCTCAATCTCCTTCTCTAATAAATAAAGATATGGTTTATCTGCTTGAAGTATTTTTAACAACTTTTCTTCGTTCAAAATAAATCCTCCAGTTCTCTGTCCTGCGGAATTATATTTTTATTAGATTGCGCTTGGATTGATTGCGTTAATGGTCTTTCTTGGGCTTTAGTAATTGGATTATCTGTCTGTTTTGTGTCTTGCGATACGGCAAAATAACGCAAACTATCCATACAGTCGTCAAATACTTTCTCTGGCATATCTGGTTCGGTCGCATCCTGCGTCTGTATTGTTGTCCGTTTCTGCTTCCACTTATAATTCTCAAACTCCCTTATAGTATTAACACACCTGCTAAATACATAAAGTCTGGGCATCTTATAAATACCATTTTCGCCGTATTTAGTGGGGTATATCTTTTGTATATGAGGCACAAAGTGTCCTGGCATTACTTTTAATGCTTCAGCGATTTTCTCAATACCCAGCCTAACCCAATGCCCCTGCTGTGTTCCCGTTTCCTTAATTGCCTTTGTCATATAAATACCTCTATCTCTAAACTCATCAATCCATTGGGCGCCGCTAGGATCGGCATAGGCATATAGAACGCGGCCAAAATAAGGATTAGATTTAATTACACCAGCATGATAATCAATCGTCTTGCCCGACTCAAAGTATTCGTCAATAACAAACCAGTTACCATCGTTATCAACCGCTATCCATAAAAATACCGTCGGATGTCTTGTGCCAAAATCAACGCCTCCGTATATCTGCCAACCTCCAGGAATATCGAAAGGTTCAACAACATGAATATTGCGATCAAATTCCTTATACACTAATCCTGTAAATTTGGTGAATTTGGCTAAAACTTCTTGATCAAAATAACCCTTTGTTGATTCTTTTCTAATCTTCTCAATTTCCTCTCTTGTAATATAAGGATTATCGTATGTAGTAAACCTGTAAGTAATATAGTCTGGGTCAAGTTCAACCGGCGCTAACGGCTCGCCCTCAATAATATTATTATGATCGCCTCGCTTAGCCAAAGTATGAAAGTGATTATATCCCCTCGGCTTGCTAATAAATAAAGCTCCAGCGCCAGTGTCCATTAACATCGGCCTTAATGAGCTTTGCCAACATTCATCCCAGTTCTTAGCCGCCGCTATCTCATCGCCGACAAAATAACTTAAGCCAACCCCCTCTAAAGACACAGGATTATCCAAGCCTTTAAGAGCAATTTTATTACTGTTGCATAATTGAATTGATAATTCAGTTTCGTTGTCTTTCTTTGGATTTCTAAGCGGCGGTCTGGCGAATTTTTTAAGCATACGCCACGCTATTTGTTTAGCCTGCTTATATGTTGGCGCCGCATACCAGAAAGGAAACTCAGCCGGCTTCCTAAGCGCCCTTACAATCAACTCATTAACTGACAGGGTCGTATTATGAGTAGCAATTAATCCTTTTCCTGCTAAAAACAAATGTGACTTACTATCTACTTCTAAACATTTCACTGGCACGCTTTTTACTTTCTCAACATTAATTATAAATTTCCTACCAATATCTGTTTTTCCATTTCTATTATATTTCTTTTTTCTTTCAACTCTTGCTATTTCCTCTTTGGCAGTAAAATGAACCCTATATCTTTTTCCACAATTCTTTCCATTTAAAGTAGCCATACCAACACCCACAGTTGCCTTTAATCCTAGCGACCTACAAAGTCGTAAATAATCTTGAGATAGCCTTTTTAACTTAGTTGATATTTCTATATATCCCTTATCTCTAACATGGCCATCGCTATCCACTAGTCCCTTAAGCAATTCTTTTCTTTGTTCAATACTTGATAACAAATATTCTAAAGGAATATGTTTATTTTCCAAGACATTTAACTTTCTCAAGGCGCCCTGTAATGTAAAACCTTTTCCTCCTGCCTTGCCTGTTGTAATAGAATATCTAACAATTCTGTCTTTAGTATTAGTTTTTGTAACTTGCATCGAAAGCCTATCAGCATATTCATATAAATACTTTATAATTTCTTTCTCCGCAGTAAAAATACCCACATTCCCACTTGAACCATCGCCAAGCCATAATCCTAGAAAATAGGGCTCAATCGGCAAGTCCTTTTTATCCATTTCAACTGGTAAAGCAACGGGAATAGCATAATTATGTTCAATTCCTTTATCTGGTCGAATAAATAAATATGACTTATATATCTGCTCAGTTGTTAACTTTTGTTTTCTAATTTTAGTATTTTTAGTGCGGGCAATATTCTTTCTATATGATTTTGTCTCCACTATCCAATCATGAGAAGCATCGGCAATTATCTTTGCGCCATCTGAAAAGGTAATTTTATAGCATTCCCTATTTTTGTATTCTGGAGAAACATAAATTACTTTAGTTTTCTTTCCTTTTTCATTAAACACAATATCGCCTATTTGTATATCTCTTAATCTTTTAAAACCACTAACTGTTAAAATTGGAGTTTCTATCCAAAGTGCTTTTCCAAATCTCCTCCCGCATACCAAAGTTCTAAACCTATGCTTATCCTTATGAATTATTAATTGTGCTGGATGTGGTTTGTATATTGAATCATAGTTCATTTTGCCCAGTCCGGTAAATTGATATTAATCTGTGTTGCCTGCGTTGGCGTTTGCTGTTCTATTCCCAGCCATTTAGCGGCAATCTCAGCCGCTTTTAACCTTGTTGGATGATCTGGCACTTTATAATCTGGCTCCGTGTGCGAAGTAATAACTTTCTCTGCCCGTGTAGCATCTTTTACAACCTTTACTACTTTACCAAAAGAAAGCCCTTGCGATTCAAGATATAAAAGTGTCGGATTCTTAACCTTTCTTAATATCTTGTTTGCTATAACTCCGGCAACATTTCTATTTTTACATTTATAAACATTCATTGCCGCTTCCGTTCCATTGCCGCTCTCCAACCATTTAACTATAAATGCCGCTTCTTTCGGCTTTAATGTGGTTAAAAACTTATCAACTCTCACAGCTTCGCCACCTTTCTTTGAGCCAATTTCCTTTTACAACCATTGCACCAAGCAACAACAAAAAAATCATTTCTTATTGATATATCAAGTGTATCTACTTGACCGCCGCAATTAGAACACTGCCCAGTCCACTTATATGTCAATTTCAATGGTTCTGGTTTCACCTTGGGCTTTTCAACTGCTGCAGGTTTTGGTTTATTAATCTGCTTTGGTTTTTTAACATCAATAGTGTGATGTGTTTTCATGTGTTCCCTCCATTCTTCCTCTGTCTCAAACTCCAATGGTCCTGTTTCCTCGCTAAAACACTGAGGACAAATCCAAGTCCTATTTTTTTTTGATCTTCTTGCTTTTGCCTGCATTACCCCCACCTCCTTACACCAAATTCTTGTTTCTTATCCTGTTTTAAAGGATTTT